TGAACTACAGCCTAACATGGTAGCATTGAACTCTGATAGAGGTGAGACTTCTTACATCGTCGGTGATACACCAATGAGACTAAAAGATGATGCAACTGAAATTCAGGCTTGGGCAACTAACGCCGCGAAAGCAGTGACAACAGGTGAAGATGGACTAGTAACTAGAAATACTTACATGGGTCTATTCTATCCATCAGGTATCACTAGTGATCTATCTGGTAACTTAGTTGCTGTACCATCATCACACATGATGACAAGAACTATGTTGCGTAATGACAATATTGCTTATCCTTGGTTAGCTCCAGCAGGAACTAGACGTGGTATAATCGATAATGCTACAAGCATTGGTTACATTGATGCAGAAGGTGAATTTAACTCAATCAGAACACGTATTGGTATTAGAGATGTGTTATACACTAACTTTATTAACCCAATGGTATTCTTTACAGGTAACGGATTATTGAACTATGGTAACAAAACTTCATTCAATTCTTCATCTGCATTGGATAGAGTTAACGTAGCAAGATTAGTTGCTTACATACGTAGACAATTGATTCTAGCATCTAGACCATTCGTATTTGAACCTAATGATCCACAAACAAGAAAGTCTATTAAAGCAGTAGTAGAAACATTGTTCCAAGACTTAGTTTCAAAAAGAGGATTATACGACTACTCAGTAGTTTGTGATGATTCAAATAACACTCCAGCAAGAATAGATCGAAATGAACTTTGGATTGACATAGCAGTAGAGCCCGTGAAAGCCGCTGAGTTTATCTATGTTCCGGTCAGAATATTCAACACTGGTGAGTTATCAGGAGCGTAAAACAAATATACAAAGAGGCTTCGGCCTCTTTGAATTAAAAAGATAAATATATACAAGATATATTAAAACAGGAGATTAACAATGGCAACAGCCTCAGATACATTAGCAAAACTTTCGGTACAACCTGAAGGCGGAGCAAACCAAAACTTGTTGATGCCAAAACTTCAATATAGATTCCGAGTGAATTTCATTGATTTTGGTTTTGACGATGATTCTTCACTTATACTTACTAGACAAGTAATAGACTGTGCTAGACCACAAGTTCAATTTGATGAAATCACTATGAACGTGTACAACTCACGTGTCTATCTTGCAGGTAAACACACATGGCAAACACTTGCTATCAATGTCAGAGATGATGCTTCTGGTAATGTATCAAAAGCAGTCGGTGCTCAGTTACAAAGACAATTAGATTTCTACGAGCAGTCCTCAGCGGCAGCCGGCGGAGACTACAAGTTCAGTACTGAAATTCAAATCTTAGACGGTGGTAACGGTATCAACACACCAACAGTATTAGAAAACTGGTCATTAGCAGGTTGTTTCTTACAACAAGCAAACTATCAGACTCTAAACTATAGTACATCTGATGCAGTGACTATTGCTATGACTTTACGTTATGATAACGCAATTCAAACAAATGCTGGTGGCGACATCAACGGCGTTCCGGGAGCAGGCGTAGGACAATCAGGTCTACAAACATTCCCAAGTGCAATTTCTACTGCTACGTAAGTTACAGAATTAATTTAAATAAAGAAACTGGTTTCGACCAGTTTTTTTATGGGTTTTATAAAGTGATAAATAATACTATAGGAGAAATAAAAAACTGTGGCTGATTATAATACACTTACGTTACCGCAAAAGATAACCGGAGCAATGCCGGGTGTGCTAACATTATATAATGTTCCTAACCCACCAACGACTACGACAGATGCAATTGCATTAGATGTCGGTGTTGTAGCATTAAATGAACGTATATCATATATAAAAAGTCAAGCCACTACGATAGGAGGCTTCTTAGGAGGAGGTTTTGCTGAAGCATTAACCGGAACAACTTATAATTTATCTACTAACTCTCCAGTAATACAAGATTTTATACCATACATTCCTCCTGGATATACAGTTGGCGATATAACACTCGGGACTATACTTAATGTTACGGAAGGAGTAAGAGATGACTTTCAAAATCAAGCAACTCAGTTACGACTAGGTAACATTATACCTCAAGATGGAATTGATGATACAGATGATGATACAGATGATGAAATAATACCTCCACCAATTGATACTCCACCAATACCTGATGAGGTTGATGATGATACAGATGATGAAATAATACCTCCACCAATTGATACTCCACCAATACCTGATGAGGTTGATGACGACCTTGAAGACGTTACAACCCCTCCTCCGATATCCGTGCCACCGATAGTTACACCTGACAATAATGCTCCACCGAGAATAGTACCAGATCGATCTGGACAAGCAAATTCAGAATCTTCCTTTGTAAGGGCTAGAGAGGATCTAAAAACAGGCATTGTGGATGCGTTGACTGGTCGAGTGTATTTGCGTGATTATACTCATGCGGCCCAAACATTTTTACCTAATGCACAAGGAAACTCAGGTAAAGTTAAATTTACTTTCCATACTGTATTTGATATCAATGAAGGAGCCATCGTAGCAAACCCAACAGTTGGAAATAACTTAGGTCTATTAGTGAAGTCAGTTAAGCTACCTACGTTTAATATAGAAGTACAAGAAATGAATCAATACAATAGAAAACGTTTGATTCAATCAAAAATTAAATACCAACCAATTGATATTACATTCCATGATGACAATGCATCACAGGTTACTGCAATATGGGACGCATATTATAGATATAACTATGCAGATGCTTGGAATCCAGTTGTTAATCCTTGGCAGGGTGCTAGTAAAGGCAGTCCAGGAGCATTTAACAGACGTAATATTTATGATCCATCTATCTCAGGTGATACTGAATATGGTTACAGGGGCGATGTACGTGGCGACATTGGTGACGCAAGAACACAGAGCGGAGAGAAAGTACCTTTCTTTAATAACATTACAATATATGGCATGTGGGCAGGAACATATATTGCATATACCTTAATCAATCCAGTCATCACTACATTTGACCATGACACATATGACTATGCAGACGGCGCCGGCACAATGCAAAATAGAATGACTATCGATTATGAGACTGTAATATACAATACAGGAGAGCAAACCGATGATATGCCGCCGGCGTTTGGTAAAGATTCGGCTAACTATGACAAAACAAAAAGTCCTCTAGACCAAGGTGGCAACAATCCAGCAGATATCGCCAAACTTTGGCAACGGTTCAATGATGGTGATATATCATTTGCAGACTTACAAGCATTATTAAGAAGAGGCACTGAAGGATTAGATGGCCCATTAGATACAGGGAGGCGAATGCTTCAGGAAGGCGCTAGAGCGGCCGCATTAGCCGCATTAGGTTTAGGGGGAGACACAAATTTCCCGACTAATGCTTCAACACCCGCAGTAGTAAACATTGCTAACCAAGGTGTAGTGACTGGTGCAACAACTAATACTACAGCGGCATCGAACACAGATCCACAAACAGCAGGTCAACAAATTAAAGGATTTATAGCAGGGGCATTAGGACTAGGTTAATGGCATTACAAATAACAGAAAGAGAAAACACACTTGAAATTTTTGATAGTTTCTATGCTCAGACACTAAGAGTAAATTCAGGGGACTGGGACTCAGTGTATTCTTATTTTTTAGGTGTGCTTAAAGGCAATTCAGAAAATGAAAAAACTAAACAAACTGCATCTCAGTTTGCAACAGTATTGTTTAGAATTGCACAAGAAACTGAAACAGACATTCAAATCTTTATGGATTACTTTAGAACAAATGTACAGACAACATTACAAGTAAACTCTGAAATGGCATTTTATCTTAACTTATTAAAGTCTAAAACAGCATTGTATGGGGTATCAAATGTTCCTACTCCTAATCAAGCAGTACAACGCAACGTAATACCTTAAGGTTAGTCAATGCCTCGTAAACAAAAATACGCACAAGGTATCTATACTATAAAAAATCCTCATAAGTATGTGGGCAAAGGTAAGCCTATGTATCGTTCAGGCTGGGAACTCACATTTATGATCTTCTGTGATACTAACGATAAGATACTCAAGTGGGCGAGTGAATCAATAGTAATTCCTTACTTACATCCTTTTAAAGGGAAACGCACTAATTATATTCCAGACTTCTTTATAGTATACCAAGATAAGTTTGGAAAAACAAATGCTGAGTTGATTGAGATCAAACCAAAAGCACAGAGCATTATAACAGAAAAAGTACAAAATGCAAGACAACAAGCAGTTGTTGCGATCAATCATGCCAAATGGTATTCTGCAAAAGCATATTGTAAAGCACAAGGTATGAAATTTAGAGTAGTGACAGAAGATGATCTTTTCTACAATGGCAGATCAAAGTAACTAAATAGATGCATGACAAAGAAACTTGAAGAATTATTTGATATAGCATCTAGTGATGAAAACGAACTGAATGAACCTATTCCGGGCGTAGCAAAAGAAGTTACTAAAGAAGCATTAAATAACTTAGAGAAGATTGAAACTGCATTACCTACAGTTAGAGGACTAGAAGCATCTGACAGAGAGTTAGATGATTTAGCCGATAAAGCATCAACAAGTTTCCAAGATTTAATGGACTTAGGTATGCAAGTAGATTCACGTTTCAGTGGAGATATATTTAGTGTTGCGAGTAACATGTTAAACCATGCTATTACTGCTAAGACTGCTAAACTAAACAAGAAATTAAAGATGATTGACTTACAATTAAAGAAAGCAACACTAGATCAACGTCAAGCAAAGGCTGACGAAAAAATTGACAATATTCCTTTAGGCGAGGGCTCAGGCCAAAACTTAGATCGCAACGAATTACTGCGAGTTTTAAGTGGGAAAAACTCAGAGGAATGATAAATATATTATACGGGAACTATACAATATGAAAAGTTTAAAACATTACATTGCAGAATCCATTCACACTTATGATTGTACGATCAAAGTTGCTGGAGACTGTAGCAAAAATTTCTTAGAGTTATTTAAACATAACTTACAAAAGTTTGAGCCTCAAGAAATCAAGGGCCCAACTACTACACCGATTATGAAATCACCGTATGGATTTCCCAATCTTTCAAATGAACAAGTTCACATCTTTAAATGTAAATTCGCATATCCAGTAACTGAACCAATGATTCAACAACTAGCACAATTGCTAGGGCACAACATTAACTATGTAAGAATGGTTAATACTGCATTTGACGATAGCATTGACAACGAGATGGTTGGCTATGAAAATGAAATGAAAGATACTCCTTTGTTACAGCATGACGAAATGAATGACAATGGAAAAGAAGCCAGCAAAGAATATGGTGATAAGTATTTAGATAGTATTCATAAACATGCTGAACATAAGAATGTAGGCAAAGTAGGTTTACCTGCTGATCAAAAGAATACTAAAGATTCATTTGATCCTTGGAAGCCTTGGACAGATGATTCAGTTAAAGGTGATAAGAGTCCGTTCACTGATATAAAAAGGGCTCCAAAGCCTGAGACATCAGCGGGACTATAAGGATAATATTATGGATTTTAAAGACATATTAACTAAATTTGACAAAGTGACAGAGAAAGAGTCATTAGTTAAAAAAGAACCTAAAAAGGAATCTAAAAAACCTAGACCAAGCAATATGCTTACTGAATCTGATTCAGTAACTAAAGAATTTAAACTACCTTCATTAAAAAAGGTCTTTGAAGAATTATCAATCGCCCCGGCATCAGGTCAACCTGCACAAGAAATTCAAAAAGATGGACAGACAATCGGAACAGTCACTAATCCAACAGTTGCTAATCAATTAAAAACAGCAATGGATGCAGGCGAACTAACTATCGGTGAACAAGAAATACAAGAAGCCGAAGATTGGATTGATGGCGCAGTTAAGAAGCCAGGTGCTTTCAAAGCACAAGCAGAAAGAGCAGGAATGTCTACATCAGCATTCGCAAAACATGTACTAGCAAACAAAGACAAGTTTAATGCTAAAACAGAAAAAAGAGCAAACCTTGCTAAAACATTTAGTAAGATGAAAGAAACAGATACTCCGCCTGAATCATCAATGGATCTTACATCTCCAATTAGTGGCGGTGGCATGAGAGAAAGTGACGGATCAGGTTCATATGGTGGACAATCTCCACTTTCATATGATACACAACGTTCATCAAAAATGAAAGTAAAAGAAGCAATCAAACTTCCAGAAATTACACCGCAAATGGGCGACAATGGATCTAATACTCAAAGTGTAATCTCAGGTAAAAAAGTAAAAGAAGGCGCTAATATGGCCGCTCAATACGGGCCAGATGACGGATCACACAATTCATCTAATGATGAAAAAGGTAATGCCGCGGCAAACGCCGCATTGGCAGCCAACGATGCTGACACACCTCAGCTAGTAAAAGAAAAAACTAAGGACTATGATGTGAAACCTACTAATAACCCTAAAGCGGCGAAAGGCAAAGTCTTAAATCCTAAAGGAAAGACAGACGGAAAAGCATCACCAGAAACTTATGTAGAGAGTAAATCTCGTAACTTACCAAGTATTTCACGTTTGAAATCTATGTGTAACGAAGGTTTATCAACATCTGCTATACAACAACTGCACCCTAAGTGCAATAAAAAAGAACTTAATATTATGATTAAAAATACAAAAACAAACTTAAAAGAAGGCGCACATCACATTCTTAAAGCGGCAAAGCACATGGGTCATGCTCATGGTTTATGTAAAGGTGGATATTCATGTCCTCATGACGAAGGTTCTGAAGGTGCAAGAGCATACCACGAAGGCTATAAAGAAGGCTTAGACGAAGCATGTGGCATGGGAATCAGAAATGAACCAATCGCAGGTATGGAAGAAGGCGTAGCTGGAGCAGTAGCAGGTGGAGTATTAGGTGCAAAAGCAGGCTTTTTACCTAGTGTATCAGGTACTGTAGCAGGAGCATATCTAGGTCATAAAGCACAACAAGCCGCAGATAATACTAATGAAAATGAAGGCGAAGTTGTAGATACTATGGCATCTTATGGTGCAATGGGCGAAGCAGAATCTTCTCCAGACGGAAACGTTGGTGCAGATGATGCCGGTGCATATGACAAGTATGATTGGGACGCACAAACAGTCGAAAGAGAAGTTTCTGAAGACGAATTTGAAGAAGGTAATGCATTCTCAGGAGCACTTGCAAAAGCACATACAGGTGATAAGTTTGAAGTAGGTGGAAAAGAATTCACAAAAACTACAGAATCTGATGCATACTTAGAAGAAGATGAGTGGACATTTGAATCATTAGAACAAGAACTAAATTTTCATTTAATTGAAGGTAAAGATGGAATGCCTACTAAAGCACATATAACAAAAATGTGCAAAGACGGAAAGTCTAAAGCAGAGATTTGCAAAATGCATCCGAACTGTGATCAAGGTAAATTAAAAACAATGATTGATCATTGTAAAAAAGAAATGAAATCAAAACTTGATGAAGGCTATACAATGTCTATCACTCAAGGTGAAGAAAATACACCAGATAGAGTTAGTGTTAATGCAACAGATGCAGAAGCAGACAAGTTAATCAAGTTTGTTAAAGATGTTGGCTTAGGTCAATATGGAGATGCAGAAGTTGCTGATGTTGATGCTGAAGTAGTAGACACTGGATCATTTTATGGTAGTCCTGAAGTAGAAGTAGAACCACAAGGTTCACATGATGACATGCTTAAGTTAATGGGTATAGTAGATATGCCTAACGGAGACTTTGAAGACGAAGTAGAAGCACCAGGTACTGACATTGATGTACAAGTAGATGACGCGGCATGTGAATCATGCGGTGATAAACATGCTATGGAAGAAGGATGTGGCGATAAGTCTATGGAAGAAACTCAAGGATATGATGACAAAGAAGACGAGTCATTAGGCATGAGAACAGGTAAAGAATCAGGCAAGCATCAATCAATGAAAGATCGTAGAGATGACTCTTACGGTAAATTCGGTAAGAGAGATGAAGAACACAGAGACATCAAAGAGTATGAAGACGACCATGATGTCAAACCTCAAGCAGACGATATGCATGAAGAACAAGGCTATGATGACAAAGAAGATGAGTCATTGGGCATGAGAACAGGCAAAGAATCAGATCACAAACAATCAGACAAAGCACGTAGAGATGACTCTTACGGTAAGTTTGGAAAAAGAGATTCAGAGCATAGAGAAAAATCATTAGAAGAAATGATGGGCATGATTGATGAAATGAGTCAAGGCTATGATGCTGTAGAAGAAGAAAAAGATGCAGGATTATATGACAAGTATGATTGGAATGCATCTACTGAAGGTGACAAAAAAGTCGATGAAGAATCAGATGTAGAAAGAGATGATCATGCTGAAAAAGCAGGTAGAGAAGTTGCACATGATGCAGACTACGATGATCGCAGACATCCAGGCAAAGACGGCAAAGATGTTACTAAAGATATTGAATATGATGAAATGCATGAAGATCAAGGTTATGATGACAAAGAAGATGAGTCATTAGGCATGCGTACTGGTAAAGAATCTGATAAGAAACAGTCTATGAAAGATCGTAGAGACGATTCATATGGCAAGTTCGGTAGCAGAGACGAAGAACATGATCATTTAAAAGAAATGATGGCTATGCTTTCAGAAGTAGGAGCAGAAGCATCAGAAGAACCTACTCAGCCATTATCACAACACGATGATGAAAGACTATTAACTAAAGAAGGCGCAGAGGATGCACCTAAGGACGATGTAAACGACACTGAGAACGAAGAAATCACTGAGACACAAACTGAAGATCAAAGAGAGTTTGCAGTAGCAGAAGACGATGACTTAGAAGAAGGTAAGATACCCGCAGGTCTAAAAGCATACCAAGATAAAAAGAAAGGTAAGAAAGGCGATTCTGAGAAAGAGGTTGATGAAGCATGTGGAGACACGAAAGAAGAAGAAGAACTTACTGAATGGGCTAACGATGCTGGTAAAAACGGCACAGAAACTTCATTTGAACAAGATATCGACTTTATGACTAAAGTAATCTCAGGTGGACTTAACAAGCAGAAATCAACAGGTCAAACAACTATTCCAGTTATTGCAGGTCAAAATGATCGCACTGGCTACAATGGTGCTGACTTAGTTAAAGAAGGCTCTGTAATGTCACATGATGGCCTAGCAGGTCTAATGCTTAAGATGGATGAGTTAAGCAAATAAAAATAATATAACGTTGAACCCGTTTAAATACCCGGCTAAGTCGGGTATTTTTTTGGCTATTGCCTATATAGCGGCATCTGTTTAACAAAGATAAATACTACTATTAGGAAAGAATTGCTATGGCACAAAGAAATATTGACTTCGGAGCATTCCCTGACGATCCAGATGCAGATGCTATACGATCGGCATTTGAGAAAGTTCAGTTAAATTTTACAGAAGTATTCGCTGGATTAGGCGATCAAGCAGTAGTATCAGTTAACAAGACAGCAGGGCCGGGAGTATACTTAGTGAACGGTTCCCCAGTAGGAAACGTTGTCTTAGGTGCTAACATATCTTGCGTACAGTTTACTTCAACAACGTTATCATTAACTAGAGATGCACCCGGAAACGGCTCCCCAGGTGGTAGTGCAACTATCACAGACTCGACTCAAACATTATATATTGATATACCTAACACTGTAGCAAATATCAGTGACGTAATAGTATCAAACTCAATACAAGGTAATGCAATTATAGGTAATGTGTCCGGAGACTTCGGATACATATTAGCAAATGCAACATCTGGTAATGGAAACATTAATGCCAACAACATAACATTGTCTGCCGCTCTTATAGCCGCAAATGTCAGTGGTAATGGAGCTGGACTATCAGCAATCGCTGGTGCTAATGTAACTGGAACTGTACCATTAGCAACAACTGCAGGTACAGTATCAACTATAGCACAACCAAACATAACATCATTAGGTACGTTGACAACACTAGCTGTTCAGTCAACCGTTACTGCGGTAGCATTCACTGCTAACACAGGTTTATTCACTGGAGATGGCGGAGGCTTATCAAACATCACAGGAGCAAACGTTACTGGACAAGTAACGAATGCCGCAACTGCAAATATTGTTGCAGGTGCTAATGTAACCGGAGAAGTTTCACATGCCGCAGTATCAAACTCTGTAGCTGGTGCAAATGTTTCAGGTGCAGTAACATTCGCATCGACCGCTAACGCAGTAGCCGGAGCAAATGTCTCAGGTGAAGTAACTAATGCCGCAATCGCAAACTCAGTTGCAGGTGCTAACGTAAGTGGTGCAGTAACATTCGCTGGAACTGCAAACGCAGTTGCTGGTGCTAATGTAAGCGGAGCAGTTGCTTTTGCAACTACTGCTAATGCAGTCGCAGGCGCTAATGTATCAGGTGAAGTAACTAATGCCGCAACAGCAAATGCAGTGGCAGCCGGTAATGTAATAGGTACTATAAACTTAGCAACATTCGCTGGAACTGCAAATGCAGTAGCAGGTGCAAACGTCAGTGGAGCAGTAGCATTCGCAACTACAGCAAACGCAGTAGCAGGCGCTAATGTAAGTGGAGCAGTAGCATTCGCAACTACAGCAAACGCAATAGCAGGTGCTAATGTCAGTGGTGAAGTTGGATTCTCAGCAGTTTCAAACTCAGTTGCTGGCGCAAACATATCAGGTACTGTAGCAAATGCAACATATGCTGTTACAACAGGTACAGTAGAAACTGCCGCACAACCAAACATAACAAGTACAGGCACATTAACATCATTAGATGTTACAGGAAATGTAACTGCCGGAAACTTAACTACAACTGGATTAATTACAGGTGACGGTGGTGGTCTATCAAACATATCTGTATCAACAGGTTCATATATCGAAAACGGCACAAGTGAAGCAAGACTTGATGCTAGTGGACCGTTCAGAGTTACAGTAGGTGGAACTGCAAACATATTACAAGTTAAGAATACTGGAACCAAGGTAGAAGTATTAGGTTCATTATCAGTATCTGCAGGTATTGACAACAACATAAACTTTAATAGCACATCTAATTTAGGACCCGTAAGTAATGTAACAGTTACTGGTGGTACAGCAGGATCATTCTTAAAAACAGATGGCGCTGGTACTTTATCTTTTGATAGTGCAACATTAGTACCGGCTCAAGGTTCAGATACACAGGTCATATTTAATGACGGTGGCTCTGATTATGCTGGTAACACAGGATTTACATTCAATAAAACAACAGGTAACTTAAATACACCCGGCTCTATTATTGCTGCCGGCGGAGTATCTGCTGGAATATTAGGCGGAAGTCTAACAACAATAGCACAACCAAATATCACATCTGTTGGTACTTTAAGTTCATTAATATTAAGTGGAAACTTAAACACTAACAGTGATCTAATTACAAACGCTGGTAACATTACAATTGCAGGCGGTAGTGGAACATTCATCGGCAACGGCAACGGATTAACTAATATACCAGGTGCAAATATAACAGGCGCTGTTCCTACAGCAACTTTAGCAACATTCGCAACTACAGCAAACGCAGTAGCAGGTGCTAATGTAAGTGGAGAAGTTACATTCGCGGCAACAGCAAACGCAGTTGCTGGTGCTAATGTATCTGGGGCAGTTGCTTTTGCAACTACTGCTAATGCAGTAGCAGGTGCTAATGTAAGTGGAGTAGTAACAAGTGCAACATCAGCAACTACAGCAAGTACAGTAACAACAGCCGCACAACCAAACATCACAAGTGTCGGTACATTGTCATCATTATCAGTCACTGGTAGTGTGTCTGCAGGGAATGTGTCAGGCACAGGTGGTGTGTTTACATATGTATCTGGAGATGGAGCAAATTTAACAGCAATCACAGGACAAAATGTTTCAGGTGAAGTTGACTTTGCTCAAGTAGCAAACTCAGTAGCAGGAGCTAATGTATCAGGTACAGTATCAAGTGCTACAACAGCCACAACTTCAGGTACAGTAACAACTGCGGCACAACCAAGCATTACATCTCTTGGTACACTATCAGGATTAGGTGTCAATGGAATTATAACAGCATCAGCAGTAGTAGCAAATACAGGATTATTTACAGGTGATGGTGGCGGCCTATCAAATGTAGCATCCGCTAATATTTCTGGAACAGTAGCAAACGCAACATATGCAACATCAGCAGGTAGTTCAGCACTAGCATTAGATATTACAGGGGCATCACAGCCGAACGTTACTTCTGTTGGTACATTAACTAACTTAACAGTGTCTGGTAATATAACTAATCAGACTCACATTATTAAAGACGTAACAACAGTAACTGCAACCGGAACAAATCTAGCAGGTGCTACAGCAGTAGCCGGAGCAGATATATTCACAGTAACAACACCTAGCAATGACAATGGTGTTTTACTAATGACAGCCGTTGCAGGTTTATGTCTATACATTAAAAATATATCAGCATCAAATATATTAAAAGTATATCCGGCACCGGGTGATAACATTGATGGTAGCCCTGGGGCAATGTCAATAGGTCCTAAAGGACATATTCAATTTGTAGCACATAGTTCATCAGCATGGTATACTGTTGGCGCAACATATGCATAATGTTTTGCATCTTTAAGAAGGATAAAAAACAAATGAAACTTAGCAATAATTTTACATTAACAGAGTTTGAAAAAAGTCAAACTGCTATACGTCAAGGTTTAGATAACACTATGCCTGAAGAACATTTAGCAAATGCAAAGGCTCTCTGTGAAAATGTATTGCAAAAAGTCAGAGAACATTTCGGACCTACTACTATTAACAGTGGATATCGTGGGGATGCCTTAAATAAAGCAGTAGGTGGAAGTGCAAAATCACAACATTGTAAAGGACAAGCGGCAGACATTGAAGTCCCCGGTGTCTCTACATTTGAGGTTGCTAAATGGATCGAAAGACATACTGACTTTGATCAAGTCATCTTAGAGTTTTATACTCCGGGCATACCAGACTCTGGTTGGGTACATGTTACCTACAATACAGAAGGTAATAGAAAGAAATCTTTGACTGCATCTAAAGTAGGTGGTAAAACACACTACTCTCTAGGATTAAATCGATGAGCAACCATCCTACATGGGTAACTACAGCAGGCTCTATCGGCACATACCCGTCGCAAGTTGCTATGACATTTACTTTTTCAGCAACACCTATTGCTCCTGCTACAAAAATTACATATGCTGTACTTAGTGGTGCTCTTCCTACAGGATTAACATTGAATAGTACAACAGGTATACTATCAGGAACACCCGGCATCGTCGGCTCTGATACTACATACAACTTTGCTGTAAGAGCAACAGATGATTATACAGGTGATAATCAACGCATAGCAGATAGAACTTTTAGTACAATTATTAGTGGAGTTGCTACACCTACATTTGCTACACCAACTGGAACAATACTAAACACAAACGACACGGTGTGGAGAGAATTACAAATAGAATATAATAATCCAGTAGCATCTAATCCAGTATTAATAAGAAAAGTGCAAGGTAGTTTACCTCCAGGCTTAGAATTAAACAGTAAAGGATTATTAAGAGGCTACCCAGAACCACCTGTTATTAATATTAATTATAGTGCTGTAACTACATCAGTCTTAGCAATATCATCTAGTATTTTAACAGTATTAAGTACAACTGGCTTTGTTAAAGAAAGACCTATTACATTTTCTGGAACTGTATACGGAGACATCGTAGTTAATAGAACTTATTATGTCAAAGATATTCTAACTGCAACTACATTTACAATCTCAGGCGCACGTGGTGGAACAGCAGAGGTTCTTGTTGATGGTGTAGGTACATTCAATGCCTCATTACCACAGATTCAAACAGGTGAACCAACAGTACAGACATATTCATTTACATTAGAACTATCATCACCATTAGGTAATGCATTAGAATCATATAACATTGTTGTTGCAAATCAAAATGCACCAATTAGTGCAGGAGGACCTGGCTTCCCGGGTAATACTAGAACACCGAGTATATTGAATACTAGGCCTACAACATTTGATGTTGCAACAAATGATCCAACTAACTATGGTTATTATGTATTTCCTAATGATGATATAAACACAACATATTCTCCCGGTACAGAAGCAAATATCGGAACATATCCAAGTGGAGAATACTTCTCATGGAGAATGCTCGGTAAAGACTTTGATGGAGATGCTTTAGAGTATCAATTTATAGATTTACCCTTAGGGTTAGTAGGAGACTCTACTACAGGATGGATCACAGGAACGCCTACAATCGCCGCTGACAGCATTTCAAACTATGCATTTAGTGTGAACGTAAGAAAAGCAAGTTTTACTAACGTACAGAGTTCTGTATTTAAATTTAAGATGACAGTTTCTAATAATATATTAGGTACAGTTACATGGGTTACCCCTAGCGATCTTGGTAAGATGAATAATAGTGAAACATCTATTTTATCTGTAAGTGCGACATCAGATGTTACACTTAACTACAGAGTAACAAGCGGAAAATTACCCCCTGAGTTAAAGTTATTAGATAACGGAGAGATATCAGGTACAGTATCGTATCAACCTACAGACACGTTTTTAAATAAAAATACTGAAACAGAATTTGACTTTACAATCGAAGCATATTCATCTCTTTACCCTGTTGTACATTCTAGTAGAACATTTACATTAAAAATTGTACAAGAATTTGATCAACCTACTGATACATTATATATTAAATGTGTTCCGGGTGTTGCAGATAGAAATATAATTAAAGGATTGCTTAATAACACTACACTTATTCCAACAGCAGACTTATATCGATCTGACGATGTTAACTTTGGTAAAGCAACAAACATTACATATGAACATGCATATGGAATCTATGCAAGTGACTTTGATGAGTATGTAGCCGCTATTACTAAGAATCATTATTGGAGATATATTACATTAGGCCAATTAAAAACAGCAGTTGCAAAGAATGCGGCTGGTACAGTAGTATATGAAGTTGTGTACTCAGAAGTACAAGACAACTTAGTTAATCCTAAAGGCAAAAGTGTTAGTGAAGAAATAATATGGCCAAGAAACATACCATTAAACAAAGGGCCTTGGTATACAAGTGTGACTGATGTATATACAAGTTATGTTAATACAACACCTGCAGGACAGCAGATAGAAACACAAGAAACATTTGAAGAACAGTTATTATCTGATGAAAGTGGTTTGCCTTTATTAACAGAAACAAGTCAACCAGGCTACTATACAAGTTTGACTCCAGGATATGCAAGAAACTTATTCCCAAACAGTCTACCCAACATGAGAGACAGAACAGGCACAAACTTAGGACAAGAATTTGACTTTAGATTGCTTCCTGAATGGATGACAAGTCAACAAGCAAATGGTTCGACATTAGGTTACACTCCTGCTTGGGTCATTGCTTATTGTAAACCAGGAACATCAGCAACGATTAAGAATAATATTGAAACATTATGGTTAGATCCTTTAGGAAGACCGTATACATTAAACACAATTAACTTCCAGTTAGATAGAATAACTGTAGATAAATCTGTTACGTTTGACTATGATAATAATGTTAGTCCGCCCGCATGGACAGGACTACCGAGTGCTTCTCCAGAGCCTAACCCTATCGACTCTAAAGATTTTCATGTCTTATTTCCTAGACGCACTATCTTACCAGACGAAGGAAATGTATCTGGCTAATTTGCATAGATAAATAGTATATTGAGAGATTAGATAAATTATGAGTACAATTAATACAAACGGAATAGACGGAAATTATCCGACTCCGGGACAAAATAATAGTTCTGAAGGGTTCAGAGATAACTTTACGGCTATTAAAAACAACTTAAACACTGCTGGTACTGAAATTACAGAACTACAAGATAAAGTAGTACTTAAGCAAGGTTTGAATAATATTACATTAGATAATAATATGGGTAATACTTTAATTAGTAATGCCGCTATTAGAACATTTCGTAATACTACATATAATTTAGGTAATAATGTATCAGGTACTGTCGTTGTTGATTGTACATTAGGTGACGTACAGTTTGCTACGATTACAGGTGATACAACTTTTCAACTTGCAGGGTGGTCACCAACTGCAACTAAACATACGATCACATTAGATTTAACAATTTCAAATACATTAGCAAATCTTAATTTTCCAGCAACAGTAAGTGGTACTCTATTAGAAAACAACACACTTAATTCAGGTAATTTACAAATTGCTACTGCACCTTACGGGGCAGGAAGATTAGTATATGATCTATCTACAGTCGATTGCGGTAATTCAATCTTAATTGAACCGGTCAATAGACCTTATCAAACATCACAGATAGAAACAAGAGATGCAAATACACCGACAGGTTATCAAGGTGATAGAAACGGCGATATTGCTGTTGCACCTGTAATAACTCCGATCACAGTAACTGCTACAACTATAACTACTAATATCTTTACAGTTGCATCGACTACAGGCTTTTATGTAGGTATGCCAATTCAATTCACTGCTCAAGGCGGCGGAACAATATTTGGTGGACCTGTTGCAGGCACAACTTATTACGTTTCTGCTATTGTAGCCGATACTAGTCTTGTTGTAACAACAGATACTGCACTTACTACACCTCTTACACTATCAACTGCAACAGGAACGATGCAGGCTTCACCTATTGCTTACACATACATTTGTATAGGGAACTTTGATAGTAATGTAACAGCAGGGAACGCACAATCAGTTACAAGTAATGTTCTTACAGTAGGAGCAACATCAATTGCAAATACTTTTTGGGCAAATCAACCAGTTATCTTTTCAGGCGCTAATGTAACTAACGCAGGTTTAGTAGCCAATACACCATACTATGTTAAAACTGCACCAACAACAACCACTATGACATTGAGTAGAACTCGTATCGCAGGTGGTGTTGCAGGACCAACTGTAGAACTAACAGATGCTACATCGGCACAAGTGGATGGAGTAATCGCAACAATTTATGTGCAAGGACATGATATCTGGAAGCGAGTTACGTTAGACTCATTCTAAGAGGACGCTATGACAGGCATGCATCATCCATTTATAAGTGATTTATCAGATAAATCTATTGAAGACTTACAGGAAGCAATTAGTGAACTTACTGGTAAGTTAACTTTTGCACATAGAACACAAAACCAACCTTTAGTTAATCAACTTGACATGGTTATGAATAGTTATAAAGATGAACAAAGAAAAAAACTAGACAAATTATTTGATGACAAAGATATAGGCGACACTATTAAAGTAGATAGGAAATAAAATGACAGCCAGGATCGAAAGAGACTTGAGTTTTTCGACTGCGATACATTTTTCTGACACTTTTATCCTCAACGAATATTTTATGACTCTTTCTATGTTAATAGAAACAGAGGATATCATTGAACAAAACATAGCACTAGAAAGAATACTACATTTCGGTATGATTGTGTTAAACAATTGTGTTTTCATTCATCAAGCCGATACTAAAGCAATACAAAAATATAAAGATGCCGGCATCAGAGTTTGTGTGTTACCAGAAGAGCCTTTTGATCAGATCATTTCTATGGCTCTACTACAAAAGTTTAACTCTATTACTGAAGGTCGTTTAAAAGTTACAGACTGTACACTGAGTTCTAATCTAAGTGACGGTGTTCGTTATTGTACAGTATCAGAAGTAGTAGAGAATACAATAGACAAAGATAACACTAAATGGTGGAACTGCAATACTCTATGCATAGAACATTCTGTACCAGTTACAGATGACAATAACATTGTAAAACTTTTTTCTAATGATGACTGGGAAAAACTAGAACTTCAATTTGTAAAAAAGGGTAAAAAGAATTAAGATAACTAACCCTTATTACTTGTATTTTACATTTATTGCTGTATAATATATCATATGATTAACGATTACTACGGACGCCCTATCTATACTGAACGAGATTTAGTAGATATCTACATGAAAAATCCTAGTCAACATTTAACAAATACTCTGACGGATATGAAAATAGATATAGATCCTTCATTAGAGATCGAAAACGTTCCGGGACTAATAGAACATACACTAGCACAAATGTCAGTCGCAGACTTTGATGAAGAAATGCGAAGCAAATGGCATATGCCTCAACACTATAGAGAGTTTGATATTGCTAAGTGGTTATTAACACAATGCAAACATGAAGAAGAAATTCAACGTGTAGGTAAAGAACTATTACTGTATCAAAAACGAGGACAGTTCTTATTACTTCAATACATGAAATACTTAGTTGATTTAATGAGAGAAAACAATATTGTTTGGGGTGTCGGAAGAGGCTCAAGTGTATCAAGTTTTGTTTTGTTTTTGATCGGTATTCACCGTATAAATAGTATCTACTACGGTCTAGACATCGAAGAATTTTTAAAATAGGATAAGAATATGAGCAGAGTATATAAAACAGCAAGAGGTAAATCATTAGACATGGCCTCTTTAATTGCACGACAAGAACAAACACGTGCTGTTAGTAATATTAATGCTATTAACTCTCGTGGTGATGAGATTGATAGCAATGGTAACATCGTAAAACCAAACACTCAGAGAGTTGCAGACTCTTACGCATCACAAGTAGGAACGCAAGGGGCAGTACCTCTACAAGAACGTCCTGAGAATCCAAATCTCAGTAAAAGTGCAAATCCAAATGCTCCTTTATCTCCTAAGCAACAGAGAGAACTTGATGCATTAGAAAAAGAATCTAGTGTAGTTGAAGAAGTAAAACAAGAAACTCCTATGTTAGATAAACTCGTAGAAGAATCAAAACCAGAAGCAGTTACTGAACCAGTTGCTCAAGCAACATCACAACCTGACCCAGTAGTACAAGAAACTATTGAACCTTCTGAATCAGAAATAATGCAAGCCGACTTAGAACCTATTATTCCCCCTGAAGAATTCGTAATGAAATCAGCAGACGAAGCTCCAGATAGTTTCGGAGCAGAGGGAGAACTGCATCCTGAAGAGGCTGAGTTAGCAGACTTAGAAGAAGACTTTGATATCGAAGCAATTAAGAAAGAGGCGTTAGAAAACATCATAACAGAAACACCAAAAGCAACATCTAAAAAGAAAGGTAAAAAGTAAATGGCAATAGGACTTAAATCTAATATTAATCGTATTCATTGCAAATCATTAAGAGCAATCAGTGATAAAGTTATTGTACATGGTATGGACTTCGGTGCACAAAAATTAGCATCTGGTATTATTATGATGGACGATGATAAGAAATCACAAGGCATCAAGCCTCGTTGGGCACAAGTCTATTCTATAGGACCATTGGCTCAGCCAAAGACAGAACTTCAAGTAGGTCAGTATGTTCTTGTTGGTCATGGACGTTGGACACGTGGTATTAATATCGTAGACGAAGAGGGCGAGAAAACAATTCGTGCGGTTGATCTAAAAGACTGTATGCTAGTAAGTGATGAACCTCAAAACAACATGGCATTTGGTGACAAAGAAGGCGCATAAAAGTGTGCAAAAACGGTCAAATTACCCGCAGAAAAGTGTTGACATCTTAACACAAACCCTGTATAATATCTGTAATAACTTAAATTCTAAGAGGTATGAATGAAGAATCAATTGTGGGTAGAAAAGTATCGTCCTAACACAGTAGATGGCTATGTCTTTACAGACGATAATCAAAAAAGTCAAGTAGAAGGCTGGATCAAAGAAGAAAGTTTCCCTCATTTATTGATGTCAGGTGATCCTGGTACTGGTAAAACAACACTAGCAAAACTGTTAATCAATGAGTTAGGTGTTGAAGAATATGATGTGCTAACGATCAATGCTTCACGTGAGAATGGTATAGACGTTCTACGTGACAAGATCAATGGCTTTGTGCAGACTATGCCGTTCGGCAAGTTCAAAGTTGTGCTGTTAGACGAGGCTGATTATTTAACTCAACCTTCGCAAGCCGCTTTACGAAATGATATGGAGTCATACCACGAGACTGTTCGATACATTCTTACGTGTAACTATGCCCATAAGATCATTCCTGCACTAAAGTCTCGGTGTCATCAATATCATATTGCTAAACCCGATTCAACAGAGTTTACAGCAAGAGCGGCGACTGTGCTAGTCACAGAGAACGTTGAGTTTGAATTAGATGTGCTAGATACGTATGTTCGTGCAACTTATCCTGACTTACGTAAGTGTCTCAATCAACTGCAAGTAAACAGCAGTAACGGCGCTCTCAGGCCCCCTCAGAGTGCAGGACAGAGTGAAGATGAACTCTTAGTAGAAGCAACAAACTTATTTAAAAGCGGTAAATTGATTGAAGCAAGACAACAATTGATGCAGTATATCGCATTGTACCCTACTCGTATCGAAGACACATATCGTTGGATGTATGAGAACTTAGACTTGTTCGGAGCATCTAATGAACAACGTGATGCAAATATTATTGTCATTAGAAATGGTCTAGCAAATCTACCCTTAGTAGGTATCCCAGAGATATCTTTGGCCGCAACTTTAGTTGAGTTGACTTCTTGAGGGTATAAATATTTAATATGAGATACTTACTAATACAATATATTCGCAAACCAAATGGTCAGATTGACGAATTGGTGCAAACTTCACGTAAACTTAAAAAGTCCGATATGAACACAAAAAATGTGATCTTGGACTATTCAGATAGAACTATAAACAAATGTGTAATTGAAGGCAATAACCATGATACGACATTTGAACAGATGACCAAATACTACAAACGTATCTATCCTAAACTTATTGAGCAACTTGAAATGGAAGCACCCATAGAAAAGAAAGACAAAAGAAATAAGAAGTAACATGAATGCATCTGTACCAGACATGTATGTTTGGGAAATGTTGTTAGACAGTAATAGGTCTAATGCATACATAAAGTATATCAAACAAAATGCAAAAGATAAAGTCATTGTTGACTGTGGTGCTGGTTCAGGATTCTTTACTTGGTTAAGTTTAAAATACGGTGCATCAAAAGTTTACAGTTGCGAGATAAACTTCCAGTCTTACAATATCTTACGAAATAAATTTAAAAACACAAAAGCAGAAATTTTAAACATAGATATTTTTAATGATACATTACCTAAGGGAGATATCTATATACATGAGATATTTGGTCATTGTGCATTAACAGAAGGCATCTTATTCTTCCTTGATAATTGTCAAAAGCAACAAATACATAATGTCTTTCCTAACAATCTTAAACTTATATCATGTAACATAGATCATCTACAACAAAAAGTAGTAACAGACCTTGATGATAACGATTTAGATACCGATTTGCGTGAATATTTTAAAACAAACAACAAAGAATTAAATCCGAACAAGTATCTATATAATACAGATTATACAATCAGTAATAAAGAAACAATATTTGATAGTAATATATTTGATTTGTTAGATTTTAATTTTACTGCTAAAGGAACTCATACTTATTTTGAAGCAGGGTTTGATGATGAATACTATTCAAGTCTTGCAAAGAAACAAAACTCATGGGACATTAAAAAGCAGGTAACACATCCTTATATCGCATATATACCATATGCGAAAAGTATGCTGAATAGAAACGTAAAGACCTTGTAGGGGCAAATCATTCAGTAGGCGAAAGGGTCTTACTGACCCTTTCTTTTTGGTTCATAAGGACCTATGAAATTATTGATACATCTTTAATACGTGTTCAATAATCTTGTGTCTCCGTATGTCTTTTCGATCAAAAGTACATGCTGTCATGCCAGGTACTTTGTGCTGATCAATTCTGTCTTTCAAATCGAGGAGCCCATTATCATGTGTTCTTCGGTCAGTCTGTTCAACATCACCATTGATTACGATTTTGCTACCTTCTGCAATCCTTGTCATTAACATTTTTATCTGTGACGGTGTTGCGTTCTGGGCTTCATCTAATATAATCCAAGAGTGTTTGAAGTTTCTGCCTCGACAAAATGCTAAAGGAGTGATTTCAATTATTTGTTCCTTTAACATGTATTCGATTTCATTCTGTGAGTAATACTCACGTACCACATCGAATAAAGGTCTTACCCACGGTTCCATTTTTGAGTTTAAGTCGCCAGGGAGAAAACCATGTTTTTCGTCATCTACAGCAACAGCAGGACGTGTTAGTAATATCTTATTACATTCGCCCGATCTTAATGCTCTCATTGCCGCCAACATTGCTAAGTAGGTTTTACCTGTTCCAGCTGGGCCAGAGACCATAACGATATCGGTTTCAGGGTCATTTAATGCTATAATATATTTTTCCTGATTTATACTCTGAGGTATTAGTTCGATAGGTCTACGTGACTGTTGCTTTTTTCTATACTTGCTAAAGTCGATGGACTTAGAGGGATTCATAAAGAATGTATCCTCGGCATCGTGTTGAGTGTCTTTGTGTCTGTATGGTTCATGTTTTTTTCTTAGGGCTCCAGTTTTGCGTTTACTCATAAATTGTTTCCTATTTGATATGTTAATATGAGAACAATAAAATGTCATTCTCATAATATACTTACTGGATACAGGTAAGTAAAATGTCAGTGGCTTTAGAAATGCCACTTTGTGATAAATACATGCATCCAGCAATACTTTCGTAAAAATCTTTTGCGATCTCGGAGAGATAAATACTAGTATGACTAAAGCAATTACAGGCGATAATCTTGCTTCCGCACAAGCAAACGCATTCTTCAAAGACATTGACTTTATTAGTATTGTAGATACTATTAAAAATATTTACATGTCTGATGGCGCAATGAATACTTTATTGGATTTTGAAAGAGTCCTGGACGAAGCAGATATTTATGCTTACAGAAACTGGATTAACGGTGAATTAGTACAAGGACCTGATGTAGGTCGTTACACATGTAAATGTACTTTTATGTGGCCCTATAAATTAATGCCTGACCCAAGAGCATCATTAAGACTATCAACTATTGGTTGTGGTGTTAAGATGATGAAATCTAAAATCGAAGTTCCAGTTGCAGTAACATCATATGAAGACTTTCAATCAGGAAGTCGTTATCCTAAGATGAAAGAAAATCAAGTTTGGTTTATGCAAATTACTATACCTTTTGAATTGATGGATGACATTAAAGAAGGTAGTGTTGATATTGCTGAAGATACAATCGATCTATCAGATATTGAAGATGCATACGACAATGATTTAGAGCAAACAAAAACTGAAGAAAATACAGGTAATGACATGGAAGCAGTCGATGATATGACAGCCGGTGGCGAAATGGACGGAGGAGAATTTCAAATCTAATGACTATAATAAATGAAAGTTTGAATTATTTAGATATGGAAGGACAAATTTATCCGTATATATCTATCGATGAGTATGCCGCTAAGATGGGAAGTGATAAAGATATTGTCACAGTAACATTTACAGTTAAGTCAGAATTAGTCGCAGAAGATTTAGTTACATGGTTTGAAAGAGGCTATGATTATATCTTAGATGCAAGTATTAGTGAAGGCGAACTTGAACCTAACAAATGGTTAGTGTTTGTAGAAATGGAAAGACGTTCATGGGTAGCACGTAGAATTCTAGGATTAATGACTGAGTTAGAAACACTCACAGGAACTCCTGCAGATGAATATACTGTTAATATAGGTGCTGAAGACTATCCACTAGAGTTAGATATTATGAAACAAAAAATTATCTTAAACCCAGCAAAATATCAGATTGAAAAAGAAGATCCAATCGAAGAAGAACTCAATGAAATGAGAAATCAAGCAGGACTAGATCACAAAGAGTCTGATACACCAAAAGACGAATACATTAAAAGTATACAAGCCGCAGCCGGCATTTAATTATAGATTGGGTTAATAAACTGTTGACTTTTCTGCAACAGTCCGTTATAATATAGTATGGATTATTACGAAACATTAGGTGTAAATCATACCAGCACTCCCTCAGATATAAAGAAATCTTATCGCAGGCTTGCTAGTAAACATCATCCTGACAAAGGTGGAAATCCAGAACAGTTTAAAAAAGTACAAGAAGCATACGATGTTTTAAGTGACCCTGAGAAGAAATCACAGTACGATAATCCTAATCCGTTCGGTGGACAAAATTCTTTTCAACAAGGTAATCCGTTCGGCGATATCTTCGGTGATATCTTCAATCAACGTGGACAACAGCATCAACGTCAGCCACAAAGACCAATGTATCGAACAACATTAAATGTTACATTACGTCAAGCATATACAGGTGGACAGCAATCATTAGAATTAAATTCACCTCAAGGTAAGAAAGTAGTGAATGTCAATATTCCAAAAGGAGTACAGACTGGACAACAAACTAAATATGATAATCTTGTACAACCAAATAGTACAATGGTCATTGATTTTAATGTTATGAATGACTCATTTTTTGAGAGACATGGTCCGCACTTAGTTTCTCCTCATACTATTTCTGTACTAGACTTAATTGTAGGGACAGAGATTAAGTTTACTACAATATCTGGTAAAGTAATGAAAGTAAAAGTAGCACCCGGCACTCAACCTAATACTCAGATTAAATTATCAGGTCAAGGAATGCCGATCAGTGATCCTAGAGGTCCTAATGTAATTTCTGGGCAATTTGGTGACCAATTAATCTTGCTAAAAGGTATAATTCCAGCTACAATAGAACAAGGTATTATAAATGAGATCGTAAAATATAAAGATATACAGGACTTGAAGAACAACTAAATAAATGTAGAGGAACAAAAATTTGAACACATCACCAGAAATCGAAAACATTATCTCCAGGTCTGTAGAGACAGCAAAGTCCTATAACCACGAATATGTTACTATTGAACATTTACTTCATGCATTAGTAACGCATCCGCCGTTTAAGAAAGTATTGAATCAATTTAATGTTGATACTGACTTAATGATCAGTGAGATAGAAGCATATCTTAATGGCTTACATGCTATTGAATCTAAAGATCCAGAGTGTGTACCTAAGAAAACAAATTCACTAGAACGTGTAATGAACAGAGGCGTCACACAAGTTCTATTTACAGGACGTAGACAAGTTACTACTATTGATATATATTTGTCAATAGCAACTGAAGGGAATACTCATGCACATTACTTCTTATTAAAGTATGGCATTGTAAAGGCTCAGTTTATTGACTTTTGGCAGAAAAATTATAGACACCAAGAAACAACTTCAATCAATGCTGAACAGGCAGATGAAATCTTAGAAGAATACACAACTAACTTAACTCAACTTGCAAGAGAAGAAAAGTTAGAACCTGTTATAGGTCGTACAAAAGAAATTGATGACATCATTAATGTCTTAGCAAAGAAATTTAAAGCAAATGTATTAATGGTAGGTGACCCGGGTGTAGGTAAAACTGCAATCGCAGAAGGCATTGCATCAGCAGTTGTCAACGAAGAAGTACCTGAGTTCTTAGAAGGACATGAAGTCTATTCATTAGAGATTGGTAGTTTACTTGCTGGCTCAAAGTATAGAGGTGAGTTTGAAGAAAAAGTTAAAGAAGTTCTTTCAGCATTAGAAGTTAAAAAGAATTGTATTCTATTCATTGATGAAGCACATACAATGGGTGGAGCAGGACAAACGTCTAATGGGTCAGTTGACTTTGCTAACATGATTAAGCCTGCAATTACTAAAGGTAATCTTAAAGTAATAGCATCAACTACATGGGAAGAGTACTACGAATCGTTTGAGAAAGACAGAGCATTAATGCGTAGATTCTATCGTGTAACAATCGATGAGCCTAGCACAGACACAACAGTCAGAATTTTACGTGGCTTGTCAGAAAGATTAAATGATTTTCACAACGTTCATATCACAGAAGATGCGATTGAATCAAGTGTTGAAATGGCTAACAGATACATACATGATAGAAAGAATCCAGATAAGTCTATTGACTTACTTGATGCCGCATGTGCAAAGCAACGTGTATTAGAGAACAAAGGTGTTGATATAACAAAGTCATTGATCTTAGATCAAGTAGAGAAGTTCACAGGCGTCCCTGCTGACAAACTTAAAGGGGACAATGTAGATCGTATTACTAACTTAGACGTTAATGTTAAGAGCAAGTTATATGGTCAAGATAATGTAGTTGACGATGTAATCGAAAGAGTTTATGTATCGTTTGCAGGAATCGGTAACGAGACTAAACCTATTGCAAGTTTTCTATTCTTAGGACCAACAGGCACGGGAAAAACAGAATTGGCTAAATTGCTGTCTAGTAACTTAGATATGCCACTACTCAAATACGATATGTCCGAGTATTCAGAGAAGCACAGTGTAAGCAGTTTGATAGGACCTCCCCCAGGTTACGTTGGTTTCAGTGATTCACAAGTGCAAGGCGGCCGCTTGATATCAGACTTAAGTAAACAACCTCATTCAATTCTATTGTTTGACGAAGTTGAGAAAGCACACCCTGATATCTTTAATATTTTCTTACAGATGTTAGATGAAGGTACTATCACAGGATCTAATGGTAAGCAAGTATCATGTAAGAACTGCTTAATCATTCTCACATCTAACTTAGGTAGTGCAGATGGTGAACGTTCAAACATTGGCTTCGGTGATCCTGATAAACTAGGCGAAGATGAGAAAGCAATGAAGAACTTCTTTAAGCCTGAGTTTAGAAATAGACTTGACATGGTTTGTAAGTTTGGTAAACTTGATATGTTAGCAATTAAGAAAATTGTTATTAAGTTTGTTGCTGATCTTCAGAAAGCACTTATTGAAAAGCATAACATCACTCTTAACTTTGATGAGAAAGCAATTGATCGTCTTGCTAAAGAAGGATATGATTCTAAATTAGGTGCTAGACCATTAGCAAGAAAGATTGATGAACTCATACGAGTCCCTTTAAGTAAGAAGATTTTATTTGAGAAGATTAAAGATTCAAATATTATGTGTTTAATTGATGATAAAACTGATGCAATTGATTTTGCATCAACTAAAAAACAAATAGCACAAGTAGGAGATGACGGTATTATCGAAGTAGAAGATAATCCTAAGTTACCATAATCTTAGCATAAATACTCTAATAACACGGAGATAATTATGGCTAAGATAGTCGAAGACATGGTCGCAATCAAATTAAGCAAAATCGCAAAAGATGATGCTCCTGATGCACCAATCATAACTGATGAGATAGCCTCTCAGTTAGAAGCAGTCGCACAAGAGTTAGTTGGCGAAGCAGTTATAGTAGAATTAGTTAGGGGATAATAATGTCACAGTCAACAATTCTTACATTATTACCTCAAACTGTCTATAACAATGACGGGACTAATCAAAAATATAATGTTACTGGTAACTCAATACAGGCAGCCGCTTATGTATTAGGTAATCAAGACCTACAAACTGTAACATATAAGTTTACAGAAGTAACAGGTAACTTAGTTATAGAAGGTACTCTTGCATCGACTCCTGTTGAGGGAGATTGGTTTAAACTCTATGAAAAAAATGCAAACAACCAGGCTAATCTGAATGCTAACGTGAATTCTTATCAGAATATATCAGGTAATTTTACATACATGAGAGCAAAGATCAATGATTTTGGTAATGGTACAGTACAACACGTAAAAGTAAGTTACTAAAATGGCAAATATTGTTATCATGCCCGGGGGTTTTCACCCGTTTCATGCAGGACATGCCGCATTGTATAATAGCATCAAAAAGAAATACGGGGCAAGTTCTGATATCTATGTTGCGGCTAGTGATAGTCAAAAACAGAGACCTTTTCCTTTTAAAATTAAAGAAAAATTAGCACAAATCTCAGGTGTTCCAACAGGAGAGTTTGTACAAGTAAGGTCTCCGTTTGTTCCAAAAGAAATCACAGACAAGTATGATCCAGAGAATGATTCTATTGTTTTTGTACGAAGTGAAAAAGATAGAAACGAATACCCAAAGCCCGGCGGAACAAAGAAAGATGGTACACCGGGGTACTTTCAAGCATTACCTAAGTCAGGGTCTAAAGTCGGATCATTTAAAGATGTAGGTTACATGGATTACTTACCGACAGAAGAATTTGCAGGTATTACAAGTGCGACTGAAATTAGAAACGCCTGGCCTAAATTAGATACAGAAGGCAAAGGCAAGTTTGTAGAACAGATTTACCCTCACATTGCAGGCAACGACAAGTTAATTAACAACGTAATAAAGTTATTAGATTCTGCACTTACTGATGAAATCACTGAGGGTGATGTCGTACCATTTAAGCGTCCTGATTTACCTGAAAACATACAACAACTCGTAATCGATTGGTACGGAGATCAAAATAGATACACTAAAGCACAGTTACAATCAAAAGGATACAAAGTAGCAGTTGATGATCATTCAACTAATATTGTAGTTACTGATAAAAAAGGTAGAGAGTTTACTGTATCAGTAGACAAAGCGATGGACAGCCTAATACAGAGAGCCTACAGAGACCCTGAGCAAGTAGATGAAGTTAAATACGTTAGTGGATTTATGGGAGCAGACGGCAAACCAACATCTACTCCTACTGCGGCAGATTATGCATCTAATAAAGAATTTCAAAACATGAAGAAGAAATTAGGTGACAAAATACCTCAACCTACTAAAAGAGATGCAGACGGCAAATTATCACCATTTAAGAAAGACAAACAAGTAGACGAAGCATTTGTAAGTCCAGAGCAGTTAGATGAAGGTTTAAAAGAAAAACTTGCCATCGGTATCCTTGCATTAGGATTACAATTTAGCAAAACAAATGCAGAGGAAGTATTTGTTTATCAGGATACTCAAGGTAAATACGTCACTGCATACTCGAAAGAGGATGTTCCAGATACATCAGACCTAGTTTATTATATAGATACCGAAACGGATGAAGATGGAAATGTTACTATAGGAGAAAAAAAGTGGCTTAGATTTCCTGCTATAGCAACAGGTGATGCGGAGAAACTCCTGCAATTTATGCCTACACCAAAACCAGAATTTATACAGAAAGCAGTTGATGAATTGAAACTTGCCGGCTTCTTTACTGAAACATTCGTTGATCCTGATCAATCAAAGCAATACTGGAACCATGATTCACAAAATGTAGGAGTAGGTATGCAAATTGAAATGCCGTTAACAGATACACCAAACTTAAATGGTAGAAGACAAGGATTCAATGAAGGCGAAGAAAGAAGTATCATTAGAGATGCCGCAATCAATGCTTTAGTAAATGCTTTTGAAGGACATGAAGATGAATTTGAAAGTAGAGAAGCAATAGAAGCCAATATCTACAGTGTATTATCTGATTTAGATGTTGAAGATATCGTAGACCCAGAAATGGATCATCATGGTCAACGTATGGGGAACTTTGCTAGTGGTAGAGTTATAGATGTTGTTGATAGCAGTAGTGTAATAGATGAAGTCTTGCAACAACTAAACTACTTTGACACAGACGATGATAGAAATTATGTCAGTGAAGGTGTTGGTAAAGACCTAGCAATAGGAGCCTTAACATTAGGAGCCTTAGCAGGTGGAACGGCGAACGCAACTGATATTACATACGATGATATATTTAACAAGCATTATACTGCTGAAATTGAAAAAATGGAACAAGAAGGTTATAACTTAACTGATAGAGATGTCAAAGGTTATAATCCAAGTTTAAAACGTATGGCAAAAAGAAAAGCAGAACTTAAAACAAAAAGTGAAATTAAAAAGTTATCCCCTGCTGATTCCCCAATAGCAAAACAAATAGAAAAAACTAGAACAGAACTGCCTCAGACTAACTTTGATAATTATATGCCTTCCCGAATAAATGAAAGTATAAACAAGATTCGTGGCATGATCAAAGAAACTACAGACGAACAAAAGTCTAAGTCAGTTGACTTACATCGTAAACTGTTTGAACTCATGGAAGAAGAAAAAGATAACGTTGTTCAACTCAGAGGCTTCGGTAAAGAAACAGACAACAAAGTAGTAGACATAAACAAAGTCAGAGCAGAAAAAGAAAGAACCCAAGAACGTGAAAACAATTACTATAGTGAACGTAGAGCAGAGCAAGAAGAACTGTTAGCAAGACTACAGGCTGAATTGCTTAATGCAAAACAAGAATTTGCTGAACTAGCAGATGCAAAACTTTTACCTGTAGACATGTTAGATGCGATGGAGAGTATAACTAAACTCATCGACTACATAGAAAACTACAATCCAGATGATAATGACTTTAGGTTTACTGAAGACTTACTAGAAAAGTTACATATTAAGACTATTCAACTCAAAGAATACTTTGGAGGCACTAGAGATACATCAGCACCTAGAGTATTAAGACAGCAGACTCCTAGACTGTCACCCAAAGCATTTTGGAACAAAATAGATTTGTCCGAAACCACTGATTATATCGAAGAAAAATAATTCCACCCCTTGCACCTAGTGTAAATAATAGTAGTTATATAAAACAAAGCCACTATATTAAAACACAGGAGTTAACATGGCCGGAAAGAAAAAGACAACTGCCCCTAAGAAGGCACCAGCAAAAACAACTAAAGCATCTAAGCAAAAAGAAGAAGCAACTATTCCTTTAGAAACATTACAGGAAAAAATTGAAGAAATCGCAGATGCCCCACCACAAGAACTAGCACCTGGACAGATTCAAGTTAACGTAGATTTTATACGTACTACTAAAGTTCATATTGCTATGCCATGTTATGGTGGTATGCTTACTGAATCTACATTCATGTCATTCATCAAGTGGGCAAATACTGCTCGTCAGTTGAATATTGACTGGACACTAGAAACAATGGTGAATGAATCATTGATCAGTAGAGCAAGAAATACTTTGACTGCTAAGTTCTTACATATGGAAGACGCAACTCATTTAATGTTTATCGATGCAGACATTGGTTGGGAGCCGTGGCATTTGCTAGTACTCTTAAACAAAGATGTAGATGTTATTGGTGGATTATATCCAATGAAGACTATGCCGATCAAATGGGTAGTGAACGGATTCGAAGGTGCTGAAGAAGGTCCAGATGGATTCCAAGAAGTATCTAAAGCAGGTACTGGTTTCTTATTGATGAAGAAACACGTGTTTGAGAAATTAAATAGTCACCCTGCTGTGAAGCAATATAAAAATGACATCGGACTCGACCCAGTATACGATCAATATCTAAAGACTTACTTCGACACTGCTGTACGTCAGAATCGCTACTATTCAGAAGACTGGACATTCTGTGAAAACTGGCGTGATCTAGGTGGAAAAATCTACATGGACAAACGTGTTCTATTAAGACACTCAGGTTCATATGTATTCTGTATGGAAAATCAGCAATATCTTCTGGATAATGTGGGTCCTATGTATGTTGAACAAGAAAGACAAAAAGCAGAGCAACAAGCACAAACACTACAACCAGACGCAGATGGTAACGTAACACTGCCGACTGGTGTATAACAACTTTGGGCATTGAGCCATCAATGCCTTAAGATATAGTCCGTAAACTATATAACTAAGCTAAATGCCCCACTCCCATGGGGCATTTTTTATGCATAAAACACTTGACACAGGCCCGCTAAGGCATTATAATAATAGTATAAAGTAAATTAATAAGGATAATAAGATGGGAGTTTATTGTAGAGATTGGGCAGAAGAGGCAGAAAAGAATGCGGCACTAGGTATACTTGGTACATCTGGTAACCCATATGATCAGCAGATTGCTGATGCTATTAAAGTACATGTTATCAAACAATATCCTAACACTACTATCGTTGATGCTAAATGGGTCGGTGCTGAATCATACGATGACAAAGGCGACATTAAAGTTTACCGATCAGATGGTACAGTACCTGTTGAACTTAAAGTTTCTAAGAAGATCGGTAGTGGTACAAAAGCAAACCCTTCACAAGCATTGTTTAACAAAAAAGTCAGTAACGATATCCTAGGATACTCAGACTACGACAAGCAGTTAGGTTTGCTAGATCAAAGATATCAACTAGTAGAAGGCCTAATAGGCAGAAGTATAAAGAATGGTGTTGATTGGGCTAAAGTGTTACGTGAGTTTCGTAACACTAATCCAACAGTATTAAAACAAGTTGCTCGTATTACTAAACCAGGTCAATTAGCATACGCTGAGTATGCTTCAAACAAACTTAACGACAACTTAGAACAACTAAATATTCTGGTAGAGGATATACTTTTAGGCAACAATACAACTTCTGAATTTAGTTCAGATTCAGATTTAATATACTGTGTTGTTAAAAATTACGAAACTAAAAAGCAATCAGTTGAATTTTATGACTTTACAGAAATGGATAGTGTAGTTACTAAAGTAGTAAGTGCAGGTAAAAGTATTAAACTGCTTAATCAATATGGTAAGGTAGTTTTACGTTTTGCTGTAACATGGAAGAACATTTGTCAAGGCGGTAAGACACCTTGCTTTAATGTATTCGTAGGAGATGCGTATTCTTAATGACTAAAGAGACTAAGACAATCGAATTAAAACCTGTCAATCTACATTTAGATTCTGTCACAATTAAAGACATTGAGGATCATAAAAAGATTGATACAGTGGCGCTAAGAAAAGATTTATTCA